TCGGCAAGACGGGCAGGGGCTTGCCGCAGCGCGGCGAGCGCACCGCGCGCAACCGCGACACGCGCCCGCGCGACGAACAGCATCCGCGCTCGCACGACGAGTTCGAAGCGCTCGGGCGCGACGACAACTACTGATCGATCATGGGCGCACCGTCTTTGTATCGGCCCGAGTACGCCGAGCTTGCGCGGAACTACTGCCTGCTCGGGGCGACCGATGTTGATCTCGCTGGCTTCTTTGGGGTCAGCGATCGCACGATCCGCACCTGGAAGCGCGAGCACCCCGACTTTCTCGGCGCGATGAATTCCGGTAAGACCGCCGCCGATGCGATGGTCGCGCGCTCGCTCTACAACAAGGCGACGAACAACGGCACGCTGCAAGACGGTGATACGACGGCGTGCATCTTCTGGCTGAAGAACCGACAGAAACACGCTTGGCGCGATACGCACGCGATCGACCATAGCGGCAAGGTCGCGGTCGATCCGATTCAATTGCTGCTCTCGCAGGTCGAGGGCTCGACGCTCAAGCCGAAAGAAGGCGCGTAATGGACTCCCGTATGAACCTCGAAGACTGGAAAAATCCGGTCTGGAGGTTGCACAACCTCTATTGGATCACCGACAAGAGCGGACGCATTGCGAAGTTCTCGCCGAACGATGAGCAGCGCCAATTCCTTGAGGCGCTCCATTATCGCAACGTCATCCTGAAGGCGCGTCAGCTAGGGTTCTCGACGCTCATTCAGTTGATCTTCCTCGACGCCGCTGTCTTCAATTCGAACGTGCGCGCTGGCGTCATCGCCGATTCGCTCGATAACGTCACGGTGATCTTTCGCGACAAGATCAAGTTCGCGTATGACCGATTGCCGGACGGGATTCGCGCTGAGCGTTATCCGATTCAGGACAGCACGAGCGAGCTACTCCTCTCGAATAACTCAAGCGTGCGCGTCGGTACGTCGATGCGCTCCGGCACGCTGCAATACCTGCACGTGTCCGAATTCGGGAAGATTTGCGCCAAACACCCAGACAAGGCCCGCGAGGTCATCACGGGCGCCATTCCGGCCGTGGCGCCCGACGGCTTTCTCTTCGTCGAATCGACCGCAGAGGGACGCGAGGGTGCGTTCTACGACATGGTGGAGCGCGCCCGCAAGCGCGCGGGTCAGCCGCATCTCGCCGTGGAGGAGAAGTTCCACTTCTTCCCGTGGTGGGGCCGCGCCGAGTACGAACTCGATCCGACGAACATCGTTCTTTCGGCGCAGGATCGCAAGTACTTCGAAGACATCGAGCGTAAGACGGGAGTCAAGCTCTCGCCAGCGAAGCGGGCTTGGTATGTCGCAACGCGCATGGTGCTGCGCGAAGACATGAAGCGCGAATATCCGAGCACGGCTGACGAGGCGTTCGAAGCATCGAACGAGGGTGCGTGGTATCGCGAGCAGTTCGATAATTTGCGCCGCGATCAGCGCCTTTGCCGCGTTCCGTATGAGCGCAGCGTCCCCGTCAATACCTTCTGGGATCTCGGCGCCAACGATACGACGGCGATCTGGTTCCATCAGCTGATCGGCCCGGAGCATCGATTCCTGCGCTTCTACGAGGCGAATGGCCGCACGCTCGACCATTTCGTCCAAATCATGCGCGAGACCGGCTACAACTTCGGCACGCATTACCTGCCGCACGACGGAGACCACAAACGCCTCGGCACCGGCCTCAGGAATCGATCGGTGAAGGAGATGCTGTACGACCTTCAATTGCGCGACATCGAAACCGTGCCGCGCATCGACGATGTGGTGAAGGGTATCAACCAGACCCGCATGGCGATGTCGTCGGCGTGGTTCGACATCGAGCATTGCAAGGACGGTCTCGACCACCTGGAGAAGTACTCCAAGGAATGGGACGAGAGGGGCGGTTGCTGGAAAGACTATCCGAAGCACGACAAGCATTCCAACGCAGCCGACGCGCTACGCCAATGGGGGCAGCGCTTCAAGGCGCTCGCGGCCCGTGGTGATTGGGGCGGCGAAATCAAATACGGTAGGAGTGGCGTCGTATGAGCAGCATCGCCCACGAAACACGCATCGCTGAACTTGAGCGGCGCATCAATGAGATCGCCGGCATGTCGACAATCGAATTCCGCAAGCATCTCGTCGAGCTCGAATTGCGCATCGAGAAGCTCGAACAGCGCGGCAAGCCCGGGCCGAAGCCGAAGGAGCAGAAGTAATGCCCATGCGCGACGAAGAGCTGCTCGCTGAGATCGGCAAATACGAGAAGGCCGCGCTCGGTTCGAGCGTTTCCGTCGGCCCGTCGATCGGCGGTAACGTAAAGCCGGCGAGTCAGCAGATGACGACGCTCGAGCTCGACCGCTACAACGCGCTGAACGCCTATTTCGCGCGGCCGCTCGGCAACGAGCAGGAGGACCGCTCGCAGATCGTGCTACCTGAATTGCGCGATACGGTCGAATGGATCATGCCTACGCTGATGGAGATCCTCGTCGGCTCCGGTAAGCCCGTGCAGTTCGATCCGCAATCGCCCGACGATGAGGATCAGGCCGAGATCGAGACCGAGGTCGTGAACCACGTGTTCATGAAGCAGAACGAGGGCTTCTTCGTGCTGCACGACTTCATCAAAGATGCTCTGCTGCTGCGCAATGGCTACATCTCAACCTACTGGCTCAAGAAGCGCAAGACGAGCGTTGAGACGTACACGGGATTGAGCGAGATCGAAGTCTCGATGCTGCTTCAGACGAAGGATGAAATCGAAATCCTGGAGCAGAAGGAAACGCAGACGCTTCTCCTCGGCCCGCAGGGTCCGCAGCAAACGACAGTCTTCGATATCAAACTGCGCCGCACGCGCGACGTGGGCAAGATTCAGTGTGATTGCATCCCGCCAGAAGAGATGAAGGTTTCTCCGCAGGCCAGAAACGGCCTTGAGGAGTCACCCTTCACCGAGCACGAGTGCAAGAAGTCGCGCTCCGAACTCAAGCAAATGGGCTGCGATCCAGCGAAGGTGGATGCGATCAGCATCGCGACGCCCGATTGGCTCGACCTGATTGCGCTGGCCCGCGACGAGGTGACCGACCAGTTGAGCGAGGAAGAACCGACCGATCCGGCGAGCCAACTCGTCAGCCTGCGCACGGTGTTCATCCGCATCGACTACGACGGCGACGGCATCGCCGAGTTGCGCCGCGTGATGGTGGGCGGCGACAAGATTCTCGATAACGATGAAGTCGAGGAACTGAGCTTCACCTCGTGCTCCGCGATCCGCATGCCGCACCGGCACATCGGCATCAGCTACTACGATCTGCTCTACGATCTCCAGGTCATCAAGACGACGCTCTTTCGCCAAGCGCTCGACAACCTCTATCTCACGAACAACCAGGGCTACGCGGTCGATTGGAAGAGCGTGAATATGGGCGATCTGCTCGTGTCGCGGCCGGGGCGCATCGTGCGCACGGACGGGCCGCCGGAAGGCGTCATCATGCCGCTCACGACGCCCTCGAACATGATGGCGCAGATCGTGCCGGCGCTCGAATACTGCGACTTGCAGCGCGAGATGCGCACCGGCATCGGCAAGGACACGATGGGGGTCGATGCGGACGCGCTTCAGGACGTGACGAAGGGCGGCCAGCTCGCCTCGATGTCGGCGGCGGCCAAGAAGGTGCAGCTCGTCGCGCGCCTGCTCGCCGAGGGCGTCAAGGACACGTTCCAGAAGATCCACAACCTGCTGCGTCGCCATCAGCAGCAAGAGATGGTCCTCCAGATCACCGGCGGCCGCTGGATCACGCAGAACCCCTCCGAATGGCGCGAGCGTACCGAGCTCGTCATCAACGTCGGACTCGGCTCTGGCACGCGCGAGGAAGCGCGCAGCAACATCGTGCTGCTTGGGCAGGCGCAGAAGGAACTCGCGCCGTTCGGGCTCGTCGGGCCGAAGCAGGCGTTCAACACGTTCCGCAAGGTCTGTCACCTGCTCGGCTATGAGAACCCGAGTGAATTCGCGCTGGACCCGGATTCGCCGGAGTATCAGCAAATGCAGGCACAGCGCGCGCAGCAGCCGCAAGACCCGCGCATCGCCGCAGCACAGATCAAGGCGACGAGCGATCAACAGATCGAGGGAATGCGCGCGCAGGCAACTCAGGCGAAGGCCAACGCCGAGG